CTGGAGAGACATTTAATCCTTCAGATTATGAATCATTTAGAAATCCTAAGCCACCCATAAAGCAACAAGATTTAACAGAAGAATCAGCAATTGAGTTTCTTAAGAAATCAGGTTTTGATGTTTCTAAATTAACTAAACAATAATATTCAATTATTCTATTTTTTCTAAATTACTCAAACTTGTTTTTAAGTTTGTCTTTTTTTATACGTTTTGATTGATTTTTGTTTCACACTTACACCTCCAATTCCGAGAGATTTGTTTCTCTCTAACTGTTAGCCTTGGGAAGAGGTTCAAAAGGACGTTTTTTGAAAAACATTTTTATTTTTCTTTTTCCTTGTTTTGCTCTTCCTAACTAGTAGCCTTGGGAAGAGCATCAAAAGGACGTTTTGAAGCAAAAAAATAAGACCTGTCCACACTCCGAAGAATGCAGACAGGCTCATGTCTATATTATCTATATTATTTCAAAAGCTCATTGACTCTCTTCTGCACTGCAGAATAATCATATCCGGCAGCTGTAAGTCGATTCTTTCTATCAGTTCCATTACCCCAATTTCCACGAATAACTTCTCTTGCAAGCTCATCTACCGTTTTGGTACTTGAGGTAGTAGAGCCTACGATTCTTCCGTTTTCATCAAAAACAGAGTATCCTGGATTTGATGCAGCACATCTCTTTGCATTATCAAGTGACTTGAATGCCCCTTTCTGTGATTTTGCATCACTCCAAGATTTTCTGACTCTATATAATCCACTTGCAGTTGTTCCACCCGAAGAAGAACCACCAAGCTGTGCAGTTACCTTTGCTGCAAGGTCACCAAGTCTTGAATAGAGCCAGTTGCCTGGGCAAGACTTATTGGCAAACCATCTGTGAACTGTAAGCACCATCTCGTCAGACTTTGGAGTGTAATTAAGAGTCTTATTCTTATCTCCAAACCACAAGAGTTTCTTCTTTCCGTTTCGCTTGCAGATATCCACGCAAAGTTTAATAAGAGTACTGTAGACCTTATCATTCATCCAATAAGGTTCTTTTGTATCGGATGCACATTCAATTGTGACGGCTCTTTGGTCGTTGGCATTGGAAGATGAGCACCAAGAACGGTTCTTCTCCTCTACATACATTCCGACTCTTCCATCGGGGCCAATGCCATAATTGCAGCTTGCTTGTCTGGAAGTCGGTGCAAAGATATTTCCTAAAGTTTCCACAGAACACTGACCCACTACGCAGTGGGGTGTGATTCTGTCGATGGAATGTGTTCTATGTCCTGAATGATTTGGACTGAGTTTTGTGTAAGATACTAGTTTTGAATTTGTGTAAGCCATGTTAGTTTTCCTCCTTTGTGCTTCGATCGTGAAGCTGTTCTAATACAACTTTGATTTTTTCAGGGATTGGAAGTCCCAGATGTGCGGCATTTTCAAGTAAGCTGACGCCTTCATTGGAAATGTAGAAAAAGATGACTGCTGTTCTAAGTACACTGCCAGAACCGATAACATGAATATCGAGAATATTCGCAATCCCAACGAGCAGGAAAATCAGCACCTTTCTGCAGATACCTTTAAAACCGACTTCACTGGAAAGCGTGTGATTGCTGATGGCACACATGACACCCGTGATGTAATCGATGATTACAAATGCGATGAGTGCATAAAGCAAGCCATCACAGCCTCCTAAGAAGTAGCCAAGCCAGCCTCCAATGCCGGCAAAGATAAGTTGAATTGTGTTCCAAAATTCCTTCATAATAAATTCCTCTCTTTCTTTAAAAATTGATATGAAAAAAGCACCTCCGAAGAGATGCTTGATTCCAATATTAGGTCATTCCAATAACATGGAAATTTACAATATAGCTTTTTCCGGCCATCGCAGAGCCTCTTGCTATTTCAAAGGTACCGGTTGATGTTGTAGATGCATCTTTACAATCACCCGGCACCATCAGAATTGCACCGGCCCAATTTGCAGTCAGGCTGGCATTGACGACCGGGACAGACTTGAACGCAAAAGGAAAAGAAATATCTAATGCATCCAATCTTCCGGAAGTATATAAGCCACCCCATACATTTGTGATATTGGTAGTTATGGTCTTTCTACACCAGCATTCTGCAATTCCGCTTTTCCATTTGCGATAAGTCCAGATACCACTGGTGCCTTGAGAGATGACAAAATCTGATTCTACAGAACCTTTTTTCTTAATACTCCAAGAAGGGGCTATTTCAAAACAGCTGTCTGTTTCAGATACTTTTCCAATCGCCACGCCTTTACCGCCGCTTTTGAGATCCATCACCACCGCTGCAGTAGAAACGATATCCTGAGCCGAAATTGTGCAGAAGGCATCCGTCAATGAATATTTGACATCATAGGTGTTTTCTGTAGATATCTTGCCGTTTCCAAATGTGAAAGGTGTATCTGAATAAAAAGATACTCCACCGCTCGTCCAATTTGCATCAGAGTTTTTCTTGTAGAACTGGGAACAGCTCAGTGTATTTTTTCCACCACATGATGAATAGCCAAAAGATACAACTCCACGGATATATGTTCCATCATCATTTAGTGATCCATTACTCAATGCTCTTTGAGAAACAACGGTATTTATATATGGTGGAGAATAATCCACAACAGATATGGATGTTGTTTTTGCATCCGATACTCGCCCTCTGGAGTCTGTAACTGTGGCAGTAAATGTAATCGTTCCGGAAGTATTCAAGAATCCTGTTGTAAGCGTATCTGCTGTTCCTGAATATCCACCTCCGCTAATGCTGTAAGATTTAACACTTGATCCATAACTTCCAGCAGCACCCGTTATTTGGATGGTTGCTTTAGATTTTGTCTGAACATATAGCCCCCATGATGAGGGCACATCTCCATCTATTCTGGTCACTGACAGATTACCGATAGTGGGTTTTACCGAAGATGGAACTGTAAGTGTATGGGTACAAGTTTTAGAACCAACCTTTGTAGAACCGCTATAGGTATCGCAAGTAATCGTGCAAGTACCCGAAACAGCCGATGGAATCTGACTTGCCAATGATAGAGAAGGAGTCCATGACACAGAAGTCGATGAAGTCTTTGAGGCTATAGTCCCCGATGTATTTCCAAATTTATAAGTTAAGGTATGCGTAAAGGAAGAAGATGCCCTGCTTATCGTAATGGTTGCAGCACTTCCCATGTTAACATTTGATGCTTTTACTGACGAGGCTCTTGGGATAGTATTTAATGTATGCGTACCACTTGCTGTTACACTGACAGCATAAGAATATACACCCGCCTGACAGCTCAGACTGAATGATTTTGTACCATCTGCATTATGGGAAATCGTAGTTGACCCAGAAGCAACGACAGTTCCGTTATATAGCTTGATACGATTATCCGTTGAGGTTGAATAGACTGTTGTTCCATTGATGACAGCCTTAAAACCACCAGACATGACCCATCCACTAGCAGAACCTGAACCTTTTAGTGCCCAAGCAATCGTAGATGTATTTTTTTCTATATTTTGACTGGATAGCGTCCAAGACAATGTGACAGAACGTCCTTCTTTTTGTCCTGTTGTAATACTTCCATTTGAAGCCATAATCAATCACTCCTTTATGATGCCGGCCCCCTCCACTTGATGGAAAGGTTACCGTTAGTTCTTGGAATAAAATCAAACCATCCTCTGGTATCATTTCCCAAGGACAGTTTGTTTCGTATTTCTGCATTTGTAATAACAAGGCTCTGATTCGAGATATATGCGATCTTCTGACCATTCTCTTTGAATGCCAGTTCTTCATTGGAGAGTTCAGCAGTGAATGCGTTTCCAACTTTACCAAGTTCAATCAATGCTCCTTTGAATCGGATATATTCTTCCAGAAGTTCTTGGTTTGTTGATACATTATTTTTTATTTCATCTGTAATAGCAGTGAAATCCATACGAATCTCACTGCTGTTTTGAGTGATGGCTGTCTGAAAATCACTCTGAATTGTTGACAAAGCTGATTTTTCAATGTATGTGTCTTTTACAGAACTTAAGATCTCATTGGATGTTTTAGTGATTTCAGAGTAGCACTCATGCACCTGAACCTTCAGTGTTTCCACATCTTCCAAGGCACCTTCATAAGCTACAACACTCTGAAACGTATGCTGACATGATGTAAGAAGTGCCATTCAGACCACCTCCCATCATTTTGAAACATCACACTGTAATGTAAGAAGACTGTCGATGTCTGCTGCTGATAAATAGATAACCTTGCCCGTCTTAGCAAAAGCCGCTTCCTTGCCGTCCTTATCCTGTGCGTACCAGGTATAGGTAAGGCTCTGCTTTTCTGTAGCTGCAGTCCATGCTGAACCATTATATTTCATCAAAGTAACTGTCTTTGCAGTGTGATCTACCTTGTACCAGAACATCCCCGATGTCGGATTGGACGGTGCTGTTTCACTGATGTTGCCAAGGAGTGCATCCACCTCTTTCTGATTGGTACGAACAATGATGTATGGTACTAAGCCTCCAAGATTATTCTTAACTGTATAACCACCAATAGAAAGCATCTCTGATACATATGGGTCTGACTTATCCTCCACAGTAATGACATCAACATAGGACTTTCCTTCATAAGTCATCGTACATCGGTAAGACTGAATATTCAGGATATCAGACCCACTAACAGTTAATGTACTACTTGTTGCTCCATTGATATTCGTCCATTTACCACTCACATACTTTGCCCACTGATAGGTCGCATTCGTAATTGCAGTCGAACCACTGTACGCAGATGTAGCAAGTTGAATATTTCCAGACTGATTCTGTACGATGGTTCCATTTGGAGCATAGACAGAAAAGACAACTGCCGCCGCTCCATTACTTCCGGCTTTGGATTTTGTCCATGTAAATACCTTGGTAACCGTCTTTCCGGAAATGGTAAAGGTCAGTGCAATATCTCCCGTCAATGTTGATGCATTTCCAAGGTCAGAGGATGCTGCAACAGAGAGTTCCAGCTTGCCTGCTGCACTTGCTGTAGCTGCTGTGTTGGTTTTCACTGTAATTCCTGTAGGCAGTGTTCCCACCGCACAAGTACAAGCAGTCTGCGTAATACCCACATATCCCGTAAATGGAATAGTAATCGTACTTGCAGCAGAAGTCTTTCCACTAGATGTACACGCTATTGATTGATTTTCATTACCTAGGATTACCGAAAGTCCGCCACTTCCTGCTGAGCCGGGATTACCTTTATCACCCTTGGCACCATCATAGATTTTGGAAATCGTAAGGGTGTCAAAAACATCATTTTCAGAGGTTGTTACTCTGATTTGTGCCACATTATTTACGAAAACATTATGAGCAGGCTTTACTACAAGAGTTCCGCTTGTAATGCTCGTATTGTCGGAAGTTGTAGGATAATCTGCCCAAGCACCGCTGCTGTTTTTATACTGCCACTTGCTGACAGTTACTCCCTGAACTTGTGCCGTAAGAGTTGCCTGCGCTGCTCCAACCAAAGCCTGTGAGGTATCATACTTAAATACATAGGTATCACTTGAAACTGTACAAAGTTTTGCATTGGCAGCATTCTTTACCAAGGTATAGGTGATATCTGCAGAGATATTGATCGTATTCTTGGTTTCCGAATCGTAGTAACTGATGTAACAAATGTAGGTAATCATGCCAGACGAAGATGCTGACAGCTTATTCTGATTGACTGTCAAAATGCCATTTTTGACAGTTTCACCACTTGTCAGTGCAGTTTCAGATGCTACACCATCTTTTCTCTTCCAAGAAATCGTCACTCCGCTTGCTGTCGGAGACACATTGGTCTGATCAAGAAACAGAACAGGTGTCAGCACAAGATTGGTGCTTGCCCAGCTTGGTGCATAGGTATGCGGCAGTACATTCGGATCTTCACTCTGTGTCTTTGGAAGATTGGATGTGATATATGCAGACAGTTTTCTTTGGTCTGTGATATCCACAAATGTCTGCTGACTGGATGTTAAAATTGTAGTCATTGAAATTCCTCCTAAAGTTTTATTTCACAATAAAAGGACGCATTATCTAACACGTCCTCAGTAGTAATCGTTATTTGTTTCATGCCGATATGGTTCTTATCCCACTCGGCATCTGCCTCTTCATTAGAGGACTTTCTGTGCCAGATAAAGCACTCGGCATCTAGTGTATCAGTAATATCCTTATCCCAGGAATAGACCTTGCAGAGCATTCTGCTTTTCTCACCTTTGGTTTTGAAGATGTTCACTCCATCAACAATCAGTTCAGTTCGATACATCTTTTGAGCATTGATGCTGTCCACCTCTCCGGAGATTGCATCAATCTTTCTTGTCTGTCCATAAAGATCATCTTCCAAAGCAGAAATGTTCTTATCCTGCTTTACTGTAGCTTTTGATAGCGAAACTCCACTTGCACCGATTGTGATGGTATTTCCTGCAGGATTCAAATAATCTCTCGTCCTGCTGACACAAAGATAAGTTCCATCAATGCCGTGTGGCTTAGAAATACATTCCACATACATCCTTGCCCTAATATCTCCAATGTCTGCACCCGTATCTGATTCATCCACAATGGTAAGCTGGATACTGGTAACACCATTTACAAGGTCGGATAATCTTGATTTGGCTTTTCTTAAGAGGTTGTATGGAAGAGTTACATCATCCCACACTTCTGATTTCCATATCCAGCCGATTTCCTTAACTGCAGTATCGTCTGAAATATAGTTCTTTCCACCATTTACAGATGTGATATCTACTCTTTCATCGGTTTCTTTTTCATTGCCATCTTCATCGGTGATTTTCTTTTTTGCACCAAGAGGAATGAGCGCAGTGACTCGCTCTGTATGGTCTCTTGTGATTTTGACATCTGTGATATTCTTTCCATACTCAACCTTCTGTACTGACTTTGTTTTAAAGTTGGCAAGATAATCGAGGTACTTTCCATCGCTCTCATATCGCACCATGAGGTATCCACCGTGAGTATTGATGAGTTTATTCTTAATTGCATCCATTGTTACAGAATAATCAGAACTGCTGTAAGCGACATAATCATTATCATCAGCAACTGTTATGTTGCCAACCTTGAACTGTTTCTGCTTTTCCACCGCCTTATTATGAACCGAGACAAACTGGTCAAACAGACCTTTAAGAGTTCCTTTATATGAAAAAGGTGGCTGCATGGTATCTTTCAGATAAGCAAGTGCTGATTCGCAAGTCCAGGTATGTGTGTTATATAAATCTGAACCATTATCCAAGGCTCGTCCTTCAAAAACAGTTTCATTGCCTTTTTTACAGACAATCACCGATGCCATAGGTTTGATGGAATCAATGTAAGGATGATTATACGGAGCCGACAATGTAAAGCTATCAATGTTTTCTGCATCTTCTTTTATCTTTGCCTCTGTTATCGCAAGTTTCGATAAATTTGGATGATAGAAAACCACTCCATCCACATATACACGAAATAACTTCATAGGCATCCCTCCCTATATCGGAAGGTGGTGTTTCCCTCGCTTGTGACTTTCACAGAGTTATTTCCATAAGCAAGCTGCAGTTCTGGGATTTCCCATTCTCCTGCACTTAGTGTTTTATTGAATGAGTCCGTTCCCACCTTCCACGACAGTGTAGTTTCTGCAGTTGTAATGATAGTCGGAATGACTGGCATATAATCATTTTTTAAAATGACTGTTCCACTTCCGTTTTGAACAATCTCCGTCATATCCACATGATATCGGTAAGAATCTCCATCCGTACATTCCATCACGAGCTGACCTTTTCCAGTAAGCGGATCATAGGAAGATGTAAGCTGAAGTGTACCAACAGCATAAAGATTTGGTTCTTCGCTTGTTATAACCTTGCAAAGCCTACCTGCATATCTGTTCGACATTATCCTTACTTTTTCGTCAAAATCAGACCTTGTACCAAGCATTGATAAGGTAATGGTAAAGGCTCTGGGTTTGAAAGAAATCAAGCCAAGAGCTTCACTAAATCTTATCGGAGAATTTCGTCCGGGAACAACCACTGTTTCTGATTGTGATTCCGGCACAGGAAATTCAATATTTTCTCGTACCCATCCAACGCTTAGCATAGATACATCATTTATATAAATATCCGGTATCATAACGAAAGCCTCCTTGTCAGTTTCTGATTTTTACCAAGTCCGTCATCGATTGCAGGAAGTAAATGTCCTACAAGAGTTCCATCATCAAGGTAGATTCCCTTTGAACTGTTATCCGCAATAATGGCCAGATACTTCTCCATAGAAGTCATATTAAGTCTTGAGTCAATCATTGCTTCAAGCTGTTTATAAAAGCCTGAAAGCGGCAGAATCGCCTCTGCTCCTGCTTCTCCTCCCATCATTAGAGAAGATCCATTCATACCGAAAGCTGTAGGCTTAGTCATAATACCACCTTCCTTATACCAATCAATCGACAGATGTGGTACAGATGGAGGTGCAATGGATAGCTTGCCCGTCACCTTGAAATGAGGAAGTTTAATCTTAGGGAGCGACAGTTTCATGCCAGAGAAAAATCCCTTGATAGCATCAACCACACTCTTGACCTTATTTTTTGCCGCTTCAATCGGTGTAGTGATTGCAGATTTTATTCCATTCCATACAGATGTAGCAGTCGATTTAATTCCATTGAAGATACTTGTGATAGTACTTTTTACGGAATTAAACACAGCCGATACTGTTGTCTTTATCGCATTGATTGGAGTAGTTATTGCAGTCTTTATTGCGTTCCATACTGTCGCTGCTGTATTTTTGATGGCATTAAATACTGTAGTGACAACTGTTTTAATGGAAGTGACCACTGTTGTTACCACAGTTTTTATCGCATTCCAAACAGTAGTAAATACAGTCTTGATGGCATTCATCACTGTACTGATAACTGTTGAAACTGCATTGATGACTGTTGTGACTTTGGATTTAATTGCATCCCAAACTGCAATAACAACTTCCTTGCAGTTCTCCCAAATAAATCGGAAAGGCAATGTGATGGTGTCAAAAGCTGCCTCAAAGAGTGCCGCTATAAACATAATCGCAGTCTGAACTGTATTCTTGATACCCTCCCACAGATTCGTGAAGAACTCTACAATGCCAGTCCATAGATTTACAAAGAAATCCTTAATTCCAGTCCATACTTCATTCCAAGAAGTACCAAACCATCCAAGCACTACATTGGCAACATTCTGAATCACATTCATGTAGTTGGTAAAAGTATTCTTGATGAAGTCCCATACTGAACCGAAGATGCCTTTGACCCCTTCCCATACCTGCGACCAGTTGCCTGTGAAGATTCCAATAAATACATCAAGAATTCCTGTGATAACTCCAAGCACCGCTTCGAGGATATTTGCAATCTGTGTGAAGACTCCTTCAAATACAGGAGCAAGGAAATTACAAAGACCGTTCCAGATGGCAGATACAACTTCCTTAAAATTCTGGAAATCGAATCCTAAAGCATTCAGTCTGTCTGTAATGCCCTGTGCAAAGCCACTGAATACAGATTTGATTCTCTCCCAGATAGCAATAATGCTGTTTCTAAAATCTTCATTGGTTCTCCACAAATGTATAAAGGCAGCAACAAGTACTGCTATAACTGCGACTACTGCAACTACCGGAGCAGAAATACCTCCAATAGCTGCTCCCACTTTTCCCATGATGCCAGATACTCCTCCGGCATTACTCATAAGGCTTGTCAGTTTAAGTCCCAGTTTACTGAACGCCTGCATGGCCACACCGACTTTGGATATCACCGTACCAAGTATCACAAGGAACGGTCCTAATGCTGCAATGAAAAGTCCAATCTTTACAATGACCTGTCTTTGACTCTCATCAAGTGAGTTTAACCAATCCACGAAGGATTGAATCTTTGCTACGATGTTTTTAATCATTGGCATAAGTGCATCACCAATGGAAATTGCAAAACCCTCTACTGCAGACTTTAAGATCGTAAGCTGACCGGGTAAGTTATCAAGCTGAGTGTCTGCCATCAGCTGTGCTGCTCCGCCACTGTTTTCGATGGCAGTCTGCAAGTCTGTCCAGGTATCACCCGTATTTGCAAGCAGTGCATTTACAGAAGAAAGATCTGTTTTATTAAAAATCTTACTGATGATATTTGCCTTTTCCTCAGCAGTCATACCATCCATACTCGTATTCAAATCTCCGAGTATATCGTTCAGTGAACGCATATTTCCTTCGGAGTCATAAACAGACAGACCAAGTGCCTCCATCTGAGCAGCTGCTGTGTCAGTTGGACTTTGCAATGACAGAATGACGTTACGAAGGTGCGTACCGCCCTCTGCTCCTTTGATACCATTATTAGCTAATATACCCAGTGCTGTATTAAGTTCAGCGGTTCCTCCTTTGACAGACTTTGCTGTTGCACCGATAGTAAGTATTCCTTCGCCAAGCTGACCCACAGATGTGTTTGTGCTGGATGCGGTCTTGGCCATCTGGTCAACCATCTTATCTGCATCCTTTGTTTCCATACCAAGAGCAGACATTGCATCGGTAACCATATCGGATGCCGATGCCAGATCAAGACCGCCTGCAGCTGCAAGGTTAAGTACTGTAGGAAGTGTATCTGCCATCTCCTGCGTATCGTATCCGGCAAGAGCAAGGTAGTTTAATGCCTCGGCACATTCACTGGCAGAAAACGCAGTCTTGGAACCCATCTCTTTTGCAAGGTCGGACAGTGCATCCATTGTATTCACGGACTGCCCATCAAGCGTTGACATGGAATCCTTTGTGATCCCCATTGTTGCCTGAACCTGGCTCATGGAACTTTCAAAATCTGCAGCTGTCTTTACAGCAGCTCCACCCATTGCAGTAACTGCGGCAGATGCCACGGATACTTTCTTTCCGACATTTGTAACACCATTGCCAAATGATTCTACCTTTGAACCAACTTCTCCGATTTTAGACAGTGTCTGATTGGTCTTAGACGCCTGTGATTCCAACTTTTGAAGTTGTGATTCCGTCTCAGCAATCTCACGTTGAAGAGCATCATATTGCTCCTGTGAAATCTCACCCTTCTGCAGCTGTTCATTTGCCTGCTGTGCTGCTGTTTTAAGCGTTGCTAATTTTTCCTTTGTCTCACTGATTGCCTGTGTCAGAAGTTTTTGTTTCTGAGCAAGCAGTGTTGTGTTAGTCGGATCAAGTTTTAACAGCTTTTCTACATCCTTAAGAGCAGACTGCGTATTCTTAATCTGACTATTGACTCCCTTTAAAGCGGTCTGAAGTTTGGTAGTATCACCGCCAATTTCGACAGTGATACCTTTGATTCTGTTTGCCATTGGCGTCTACCTCCTTAAAAATTTGCATAATAAAAGCCCGGATTTCTTCGAGCTATTAGAACTTATCAAAGTCCTCCTGCGTTGCCAGATTGTCGTATTTGACAGAGTCATTTCCTTTTTCAGTCCAGATATCCATCACCATTCCAATGGTCAGATAATCCAAATCTCTGATGGAAATTCCTATCTCAAGACAACGCAAGAGGAATAATGGAGTTGTCATCTCCCTGCTACTGCGTTTAAGTTTTTTTTAGAGTCAACATCCGTGATAAGGTTCGTTCCCCAAAGTGCAAGAATCTCCGGCAGGACCTCATAAATAGAAAACATCTCAAACTGGTCAAGCCAATCATCGATGCTATCTGGGATGCTGTTGTCCGCATGATATGCCATGATATAGGCAACGTTCTCGAAGATTTCCAAATCATCGATAGCGAACTCTTCTCCCTCTTCCTTACTGCCTTTATAGGAACTTTCCAGTTTTGCTAAGTCCTTAAAAATATCTCTTTTGAACTTTGCACGATATAATCTCGGAACTGTGGCAGAGGAGCGAAATGCCACCTCTTTGCCACCAACATTAATTACTTTCTTCAGCATAATTATTTACCTCCTGTCGAAGCAGATGATGCAGAAGCAGTCTTTGCTACTGGAACATAGACTGCCTTGTACCAATCGTTGTAGGTTGTATCCGTAGTTGTATCTCCGGTTCTGCTCTTTACAAGACCATCCTCTCTAGGATCTGCTGTCAGAGACAACTTCTCCGTACCAGGTTCAATGGTATCTTCCTTTGTTTCAGATTCGATAGAAGGACGAGATGCCGTGCAGTTATACATGACATGACGGATGCACTTTGCATCACCATCAAATTCAAATAGAAGTGCAAACTTCTCCATCTCCGCAATCTTGGAATTTTCTACAAGAACACCATTCTTATCAAGTTCTTCCTTAAGAATTTCTGTTCTGAACCATTCCGGAATAAGGGCAATCTCCAAATCTCCACTGTAACCGTTGTTAGATACAGAACGGAAATACACGATACCATCTGCATAGAATGGAGAAGTATCACCTTCTGCATCCAAACTGATGCTTACTGCACCGGGAATTGCTCTTGGTGTTTCATAGGAATACCCACCATCTTCTGTCCTTGTCAGCTTTGCTGCATGGACATTTTTAAGGTTATATTTTACTTTATTCGCCATAATCTAAGCCTCCATTTCAAATGAATACAGGACTTCATACATCTTTTCGCTTTCGATCCACGTCTCTGTGTGATTATAAAAAATGCCGTGACTGTCAAGCACGGATTTAACTTTCTGTTCTACCGACAAGTCCTTCAAATCGGTATACAGTTCTATATGAACTTCGTTTACCTTCAAATACACTCTTCCGTCAGCTGCAAAGTTATCACTGCCGGGCAAGAGATAGCAGATAAACGGTGGATCTGGACTTTCTCCCTCTGCAAAATGGTCATAAGCAAAAGGAATATCCATCTCCTCTAACATTTTTAACAGCGTCTCCATCACATACCTCCAAGTGCTCTTGCGATTTCTGTTTCCAATGTTTCAATCGCTTTCTCTTCTGCCTGAGCAATGTGAGGTCTTGCAGCCACTCTTCCACCACCACGTTTTGCGTGACCGTGTTCAAGAAGGTGGGCAAGCTGATATCGGTTCTTCGAATGTACTGTCAGTTCAAGTGAATTTGAAGTTTCCTTCGTTTTCTTGACTGACCAGCTCTTCGCATAGGCTCCCGTATCCTTTGGAGCAGATGCGGCAATATCTTTCCTTACTGTATTTCCTGCCTTCCTTACAGACTTCTTTAAATCATCTGTAGCCAGATCAGCATACTCCTTGAGACCGTTCATGATTTCATCTGCAAGGTTATCAATCTTTACATTTGCCATCACTATCTCCTCACTTTCTCACACTTCAGTTTCAGGCATTTCTTCCTATAGTTCATGTGGTCAATAGAAACGATGTTATAAAGGGAGCCTTCAAATATAACTCTGTGTTTTGTAACATCAAGGTCTACAAGAGCCTTACAGTATCTGACCGTAAAAGAAATATCCGAATCATCTACAATAAGACCTGCCACACTCTTTTCAGAGCCACCTTCGCCACTTACCGTTGCAAAGCAGGTGTGATAGTCTGTCCAGGTATTCTTATGATTACCGATGGCATCTACAACAGTTTCGTTCTTCTGCACGGTAATCTTCACATTCAAAAGTGCAATATCCATCAGAACACACTCCTTCTTACACCTTCAAGCAGTGAGCGAAGAGAAATGGTAAGCTGATGGTGGTCTGCATCTTCTCGATGTTCATACAGATAGGCAACTGCGTACATGACGGCAATCTTTGATAATGGAATCGCACCGAGTTCATCAACTGATAATCTGGCTATGTCTGCACAGAGATTCTGCCCGGTTGTGATGAAGTTCTCGATAAGTGCGTCATCATCATCAAAGTCCACACGAAGGTAACCCTTCATCTCATCAAGATTTACAATCATTTCTATCACCACCTAATAATCTGTGACGCCTTATGACTGGCATTCCCTATATTTATATATAGGCTTTATTTTTTTATCCCTATAGAAAAGGATAGTAAATAGCCGTCATAGGGTGTCACACTTAATTATTCTTAGCCCTTAGCACTTGCAGTTTCTTCCTTAAGCTTTAAGATCTTTACTGCTTCAGGAAGGATAAGCTTACCATCGACTCTTTCCTTGGCTACATAACCGACCATGCCGTTACCGGCGAAAAGTTCACGCAGTTCTGCAAAAGAACGAGAACCACGATCACCAATGTTGTAGTAACTATAATCACCGAATGCAATCGCATTTGTAGGTGCGAAAGCAGATGTGTGAACAGCATAGCCAAGAACTCTGTCAGGTTCTCCTTCTTTGTATGAAGGCTGCCAGATATATGCTCCGTTGTTATCCTTAAGCTTTCTGATAGAGGCAAGTGTTGCATCATTCATGATGAAAGATGCGTTCTTACGATAAGGTCTCTTAAGACCGTATACCAAATCGATAAGGTCATCGGACTTGATGGCTGCAGTAAGCGTTGCTGCAATCTGACCACCGCCCTTTGCCGCAAAGATGCCTGTAGGCTTTCCGGTACCGTTACCGTTAAGGAATGCATCCTCTTCGGCATTTGCTAAAGCCTTACCGAACTGAATGATGATATAGTTTTCAAGACCGAAGGCATTGTCATAAAGCAATTCTTCAGTAACCTTGATTGCTACATGAAGCTTGTAGGCATCAAGATAGATCTGGTCAAATGTTGCATCACCAAAAGATAATGCTCCACCTTCCTCAATCCATGCCGCCGCAGGCTTGGTAGCTGCGATGTTGATTTTGTGCTGACCCGCAGTAGTAATCTTTGTAGCAAGGCTACGCATGATGTTCTCCCCATCAAGCACATCGATAAGTCTGCGGTCATACTCTTCCGGTACAAGGTAGCCACCATCGGCATCTACACCTTCCTGAAGTACATTGCTTACATTACGGAAATTAGAACGCATTGCAGAAAGCATTGCGTCCTTATATGCATCAGATGCCCTGCCTGTTTTAACCTTGTCGGCTTCACCCATAAAAGGCTTACCGGTAATCGGAGAATTAACAGGCTTTGCCAGTTCTGCTTCTCTGCGTTCAGCTCTTGTCTGACGGTCGATAGCAGCTGTCAAATCCTCGATTTCCTTCTCCATCTTGTTGTATGCTTTGGTATCTTCATCGGAAAGCACACCATTCTTGTCTTCGTGAGTTTCTACAAAGTTCTTTGCAGTTTCCCACACTTTTGCTCTTTTTTCGATTAAATCCTTAATAGTCATAATAGAATTCCTCCTTAAATGAATTTCTTAATAAAGTCCAGACGCTCCTTAATCTCCTTTGCAGGAGTGCCCTTGTTTGCAGGTGCAGAAATCTCTGCCTGCTTTGTTAGAGTTTCTTTAGACTGGACATAGTGTTTTTCCAGCTTGTTCATAAGAGCATTGTTTACCGCCTTGCGTGAAAAAAGCATCGAGTCAGTTGGTTTCTTGTCCTTCTCTTTGGTGCTTTCATCATCTTCATCCTCTTCTTCGGAATCAGTATTCGGTTTTGTTTCTGCTCTTGTAATGATGTCATCAGCAAAGCCAAGTTCAACGGCCTTGTTGGCATCCATCCAGGTTTCGGCATCCATCAAGTGACTAAGCTTTGATCTGGAAAGACTGGTCTTAATCACATAGGCATTGATGATGGATTCTTTTACTTCTGCAAGCATATCAATTGTTTTTTGCATTTCTGCATGGTCACCAAATGCTACGGTTGCAGGATTATGAATCATCATCATTGAAACAGGGGACATAAGTACTGTATTTCCTGCCATTGCAATGACCGATGCTGCTGATGCTGCAATACCATCAATCTTCACTGTGACGTTTCCTTTGTACTGTGTGAGCATATTGTAAATCTGAGCCGCAGCCACACAGTCACCACCTGGAGAATTAATCCATACGGTAATATCTCCACTTCCGGCATTTAACTCATCCTTGAAAAGCTGTGGTGTGACATCATCATCAAACCAGCTCTCTTCGGCAATGGTGCCGTGTAACTCAAGGACTCGTTCTGCGATTTCTTCGTTTGCCTGGTTCAGAGTTTTTCGACTCTTCCAGTTCCAGAACTTCTTGTTCTTCATCTGCTTTCTCCTCTCCGTCTGATGTATCCGGGCTTGCTGCAAAGATACCTGCATCTTCAAGCTTGGTCATGTTGCCGTTGATAAGATAAAGGTCACCACCGAGTTCAGCAGGAATCCTGTCTAGATTCTCCAGTTCCCTTATGTCATTGGCAGACATCCAGCCATTCTGTCTTGCTGTAGCATAGCCGTTCATTCGGCTCTGATAATCTCCACGCAAAAGTCCGTCTACATTAAACTTGATAAAATAATTCTGTTTTTCCTCTGCAGTTAACAGAGAACGAGCCATATTCTGCTCCCACCTTGAAACCCAGGGGTCAAGAGTGTATTTCACAAATTCTAGTGACTGTTGCTCAATATTAGAAAAGCTCGACTTCTCAAGATCGCCTACCATGTGTGGCGGTACTCTGAAAATTCGAGCAATCTCATCTATCTGAAATTTTCTTGTTTCTAAAAACTGTGCTTCGTTTGGAGAAATGGAAATCGGTGTGTACTTCATCCCTTCTTCCAGAACGGCAACCTTATGTGAATTTGCACTTCCACCAAAAGTCTGTGACCAGCTGTCCCTGACCTTTGAGGGGTCTTTAAGAGTTCCCGGATGTTCAAGAACACCACTCGGAGCAGCACCGTTGGCATAGAACTTACTTCCATACTCTTCAGCTGCGATAGCAAGTCCGATAGCATTCTTGGCCATTGCAATTGGCGAGTAGCCTACAAGACCGTCAAAGCCAAGTCCCGGAATATGCATCACTTCATCAGGGGCAAGCTTAACTGTTGCTCCCTTATTGGTAGGAGCATCATCTGAACTTACCTGGTATTCATAATACAGATGCCCGTGTTCATCTCTATCAACTTTCATTCTGTCCGGCATAAGAGGATACAAAGCAATAATCTCACCCTTGCCGTTCCTGATGATCTGTGCGTAGGCATTACCCCAAAGAAGAAGGTGTGTCATAAGAGTTTCTCTAAAAACAAAACTTGTCATCTCCGGATTAGGTTCATCATGCAACAGCATATATAAAGGATGGTTTACAGCTTTTACCTTGCTGCCCTTTGCATCGTATTTATAAAAATGTAATGGCAAACTTGCTACTGCTTCGGACAGGATACGAACGCAGCTGTAAACCGCAGTCATCTGCATTGCCGAGCGTTCGTTTACTCGTTTGCCACTTGTACTGTTTCCCATAAAAAAGCTATAGGCACTGCCACTTGTTCTGTTTGTGGGCGCATCTCTTGTCCTGAACAAGCCCTTGAGAATTCCCATTCCAATCACCTTACCTTTCTTAACTAAAATACCAATAAGCCTCGTGTATCGTAGACTGATTCGGTCACTTCGTTCCCACATCGGATTGCTCTATCAAGTGCCATAATCGTTGCAATAGCACCATCAATCTTTTCAGTCGATTTTTCCTTATCTGCCTTGATGTTTCCTGCCGGATCAGTACGAATAAAGATGTTGTCCATATTCCAACGAAGAACTGGATGACCACCATGTGCAATTCTTTGTTCAAGCACAAGCTTCATCAGCTCTTTGGTCGGTGGACTCATATCTTTAAACCCTTGTCCGAATGGAACAACGGTAAATCCCATACCTTCAAGGTTCTGCACCATCTGAACAGCACCCCAACGGTCAAAGGCAATCTCTCTGATGTTGAATCTATCACCAAGTTTTTCTATGAATTTCTCGATGTATCCATAGTGAACAACATTTCCTTCCGTAGTCTGCAGATAACCTTTTCGCTCCCACAGGTCATAGGGAACGTGGTCTCTTCGCACTCGAAGGTCAAGGGTGTCTTCCGGCACCCAGAAATAAGGAAGAACGACATATTTGTCATCCTCATCAAGCGGTGGGAACACAAGTACGAATGCCGTGATATCGGTTGTACTGGATAAGTCCAGTCCGCCGTAACAGACACGCCCTTCCAGTTCATCTTCATTTACAGCAAAATCACAGGCGTCCCACTTTTCCATTGGCATCCATCGTACTGACTGCTTTACCCACTGATTAAGCCTTAGCTGTCTGAAGGAGTTTTCTTCTCCGGGATTTTGTTTTGCAGAGTCACAGGCAGCTTTTACTTTTTCCATAGCAACGGTAATACCAAGTGATGGATTTGCTTTTTTCCACACTTTAGGGTCTGTCCAGTCTTCAGACTCGTCTGCTCCGTAGATAACGGAATAAAAGGTAGGGTCAACTTTTCGCCCTGCCTCAATGTCTAAAGCCTTCTGATGTATCTCATAGCAAATCGAGTTGGTATCATTCCCGGCTGTTGTAATAAGGAAATACAACGGTTGCATACGAGCATCACCCGAACCCTGGGTCATTACATCATAGAGTTTTCGATTGGGTTGAGTATGAAGTTCATCAAAGATAACTCCATGTGTATTAAAGCCGTGCTTATTGGCTACATCAGCAGAAAGCACTTGATAGGAGCTGTTTGTTGGTTTAAAAATAATCTTCTTCTGTGATTCAAGAATTTTTACTCTCTTCATCAGTGCAGGTGAGAATTTCACCATATCCACCGCTACATCAAATACAATCTTTGCCTGATTTCTGTCTGCTGCACATCCGTAGACTTCTGCTCTTTCTTCTCCGTCACCACAAAGAAGTAAAAGTGCTACGGCAGCTGCAAGTTCTGATTTTCCCTGTTTCTTAGGAATTTCAATATATGCTGTGTTGAACTGTCTGTATCCGTTTGGCTTTAATACTCCAAACAGATCTCTAATAATCTGTTCCTGCCAATCAATCAGTTCGAATTTCTTTCCTGCCCACGTTCCTTTGGTATGGCATAGTTCCTCAATAAATCTGACAGCAAAATCTGCCATCGTTTCATCGTAGTGAGAGGTATCTGCCATGAACTTGGTCGGTTTATAATTTTCTAATTTTCTCAAGTCTTAGCACCTCCAAAATCGCATAAAAAATAGTCGCTAATCATTGCGACCGACCCTTACTACGAGATACAGAAGCCCTAAAGCTTCCGTTCCCGATCCCATTATAGGATTCTGTTTAGTTGTGTTCGTTTAGTAGAATGCAAAGTGCCATCTTAGCCTCTTGGCAAGTTGGCTCGATGTCCCATCCTCTGTCGTAGTTGGCAATCCACTCTCCATCCATCTTAAGGCTGAGTTTGGAAATCTTACCACCGTTGATGCCGTACTCTTCGCTTGGCTCATCAAAATGTTTTACCCAGTATTTGACCTTCTTGTACTCTCCATCCTTGGTTGGGATTCCGATGATTCCTTCTTTCCACATGCTTATCTCACCTCCATCTTGATTGCCGGAATTCTTGCATGCTCTCCGGTCTTCCAGTCGGTGTATCTCGCATTGACTGTTGTAAGTCCGTTCATGAAAATGCCTTCCTTCTCAAATGCTGCAAGGGTTTCGATAAGCCCACTAAATGTGGAGCTGATGGTAAACTCTGTAATATCTTCTGCTCTTAAGCAGTCTGCAATCTCCTTGATGTCGTAATCCCAAATGACCTCGTTAAAATCAATAAGGTCGTTGTCGGATTCTTCTTTGGAAGTTCTGTATGCCCAGAAAAGTGTAGCATTGATTCCTGTATCCTTAAGGTTTCTTGCCTTCTCTTCGATTGCCTTTTCAAATGTTCTGATTTCCTTCATTGTGGTTTCCTCCTAAGTGTGTTGTTTTCCCTTTCGGTAGTACTATATATCACTCTAAAAGCACATAATAGCAAGCTAATTACTGGCATATATGTGACAATTATTTCGGAAGAAAACTGTGTATTTTATACCTCTCCATAAAGGATAAAATGGACATATTCTGCCTTATTTTCTTCTAGGAAAATCACAAGTTCGTAGAAACCATATTCATCGGCAAGTCTCTGAACCATCGTTACATCAAACATATTAGTAAGACCTGTGGATCTGATATATAAAATCTGCTCTTTTATATTCTCATCCATAGTCTTACTCCTCGTCCGTGCATTCCGGCAGTCCTATTACAAGTTCCGTATAGATTTTGGTGTACCTGCTCTGCTCACTGCCTTCGGATGATGCCATTGCTTGAAGGTAAAAGTCCATCGCATCTTTTCTGCTGTCCCATATTTCAGTACTGCCGTAGCAAGTGACCTTTACACTGTCAAGCTTTCTGCAACTGTCCTCTCCGTATACTACATTGAGTCCTGAACCATTATCCCAAGCAACCATAATACTTGCTGTATCATCAACACCAATAACGGTACCTCTTGTTCCAATCGGTGGAGCCTGTACATCGTCCATATGGGTAAGTTCTACTCTGCATCCGGCAGGATACTGCTCTCGTACCCTTTCCACAATCTCTTTACTTGGAAATCTCATCGTCTGACACCTCCTTCTTTGCTCCGCTTTTAAATGCTGAGGATCCTGTCAGATTCTTCAGCAGGATTTTTCTGTCTGCCTTATACTCTGCTCCAATAAATCCAAGTCTTAATAGAAAGCATCGAAAAGCGTATTTTTCGTTTTCGACATTATTTTCGGTATTGTTGATTCTCTTCTGCTTTTTACTCATCTCACAAAGTTTGGAAATGAATCGTGTGTAGGTCTTTGCCGTATCTACATCCGGCAATGTCTCAAACCAAGGAAATGTGATGGCATCTTCCGTAATCTCAATCGGAAGTTCTTCAGCACCCAGCGCCTTTTTAATAAGGTCACCCTTTGCATCCAGAAGATTAGTAAGATTGTCAACCTTGACGTATTCAAGAGGAACGCTCACTGTAAGCCCCATATCTTCGCTTTGTGGCGTTTCTTCCGGTTCTTTGGTTACATCTTCATCCTGTTCCAAATCTTCGCTGTTATCGGCGGTAAAACCTTTTTCTGCAAGACTCTGCAAAAGGTCTTTGATATCCTTTGGAAAAATATTCTCTTCAAACTCCAATGCTCCTGTCTTATCTACAATAAGACCGCCGAAGTCATAAGCCGTTGTTGGCATTCCCATGTACTTTGCCTTGGTTCCAAGGATTTCAGAAATGGCTGTAACAAGTGCCTTTCTTTCTGCTCCGGCTCTGTTAAATTCTACTCTCATGTTGAGTACCTCCTTTATCTTTCGGTACTGTATTAATCACTCTAAACCACATATATATCAAGCAATATCTGTGAAAATCCGAGTAGAATATACACTGATTTATTCAGCACGATTTTGTGCATAATATGCTATCCCTGAAAGAACAAACACCACATTCGGAAGTGCCACTCCGTTGCCCCACATCTTATATTCTGCCGAGTCCGAATGTGGGTTCTGCAGCCATTTTCTGATTTGGTTATCAGACTTAGGTTTTGTTTTCTTTCCCATTGCATCTGCATGGGTCTGAAATATTTCTCTCCATAAAGAAATATCCTCATCGGTAGGATTTTCTGTTTCAAGACCATCACACCACCAATCCGGGAATCCTTGAAGTCTTGCACATTCGGTTGGTGTCAGCCTTCTTACGATATACTTTGGTTCAGCTGTGACAGTCGGCGGATCTTTATAATCGGATGCCACCAGTGTTCCTGCAATATTTTCTTCAGCAATCGTATGATAGGATGCCTTACTCGTGCAGTACACCGGATGTGCCACACCACTTGCACCTGCAGCAACAATAGTTGGTTCTACTTCCTCTTCAATCTGAAAGCTAAACTTTGCATTATAGCCTTGGTTCATTGCAGGTCTGCCAATACCATAGGCAGGTTCTCCTACAAAGTTTTCTTCCGGTGTTGTAAGCATCTGTGATGATGGTCCCTTAGGTCCGTCATTTGCAGATAAAGTTGCATGAATATCAGCAAAAGCTACTACGTGTTGCTCTGTGGCATTCAGCGTATACATAATCTCTGATTCTTTATAGCCATCACCCTTATGGGAAGGACGGGTGCCGTTACCCTCAATCACAGCAATGCCGCCTTGATTGCAGCTAGGATTTCCACCGTTGCTATCAAGTGTGCGAGAAGTATCAGCCTCATAGAATCCGCTGTTTGGATTATCTGATTTCATGGAATTGCTGTCCTTGGAACAGATGCCGTAAGCAACTACCGCCACACCGCCTTGGTTGGAATCAGGACTGTTGCCACCCGTATCGATAGTTCTTGATGTATCGGTTTCATATACGTTGTTTCTTGCATTTATTGTACCTTCGGAGGTTAGCCTTACATCAAAACTTTTCATATCTTCCACAATAAACGGCTGATTATTTCCGCCCGTTCCATAGGTTGATAGAACTGTCTGCGACACATCAAGAGGACCCTTATACCTTGAATCTTGTCCATGATTTTCAAACATCAGACCGATGCTTGCATCTTCAGTGCTTTCTCTAATATTGGCGGCAGAACCTTGCCACGAAGAGATGCTCGTCTTAGAATACCCAGACAAGCCTTCTGCCTCAAATAGTATTTTTCCGGCACACCAGCCTGCAAAATCTGCGACAAGGTAGATACGTTTTCTTCTCTGGGGTACTCCCCAAAACTGAGCATCAAACTGTCTCCAGGCAACCGAGAAACCATCTCCCATGATCTTTCCTGCACGGTTCCATTTGTTAGGTTTAGGCACTGACACTGATTCATCTTTGATTTTGCAGACCTCTTCAAGGACGGCACGGAAGTCTTCTCCCTTATTGGAACTGAATGCTCCGGGGACATTTTCCCAGACGATAAATCTTGGCTTTTGTCCATTTGTCTTACACCTCATTTCTTTTATGATTCTGACTGCCTCATAAAACAAACTAGACCTTGAACCACCAAGTCCATCACGCTTGCCTGCAATGCTCATATCCTGGCATGGACTGCCAAAAGTGATGATGTCCACAGGTTCAATTTCAGCTCCATTCATCTTGGAGATATCTCCATAGTGTTTTACCTGCGGCAGTCTTTTTGTTGTAACTCTTATAGGAAATGGCTCAATTTCAGAACTCCATATCGGAGTAATCCCAGAAATAAGTCCTCCCAAAGGAAAACCCCCGGAACCATCAAACAGACTTCCAAGGGTCAAATTCTTATTCTCCATCTGCCCCCTCCACCTCTTTTACAAGGTCGGAGTAGGCAAGTTTCTCTCCGTTTCTGATTACGAATACATTATCTGCATCTTCCGTATCTTCTACATATCTGCGAAGGATTACCGATGCATACTTCTCATCCAGTTCCATCGTGTGACAGATACGATTTGTCTTCTCACAGGTCATAAGCGTTGAACCACTGCCACCAAAGGTATCAATGACGATTGCATTCTCATGACTGGAATTTCCAATCGGATATGCAAGAAGGTCAAGTGGCTTTGATGTTGGATGATTCTTATTCTTCTTTGGCTTATCGAAGTTCCAAATAGTAGTCTGACTTCTGCCGGCACTCTTACTCCAGTAATGTTTGCCGTTCTGAAGGAAACCATAAAGCACTGGTTCATGCTGCCACTGATAATCACTTCTTCCAAGAACAAGAGAGTTCTTCACCCAGATGCAGCACCCGGATAAGTGAAAGCCTGCATCTATAAAGGCTCGTCTAAAATTCAACCCCTCGGTATCTGCATGGAATACATAAGCGGAGCCACCACTTTCAAGATGGCTTGCCATGTTCTTAAATGCAGAAAGCAGAAATTCATAGAACTTATCGTTTGCCATCTTATCGTTCTTAATAGAAAGACCATCAGAACTTTCAAATGCCACGTTATATGGGGGATCGGTAATCACAAGATTTGCTTTCTTTCCTTCCATAAGTGCATCTACATCTTCACTTGATGTAGCATCACCACACATTAGTCTGTGTCTGCCAACTGTCCAGATGTCACCCTTTTCTACAAAGGCAGCCTTTTCAAGTGCAGCTGATAAATCATAATCATCATCTTTTACATCCGATGTATCATCATTACCAAATAAATCAGCTAGGTCATTTTCATCAAATCCTGTAAGACCAATATCAAAATCAGCACCTTGCAAGGACTCAATCTCAATACGAAGAAGTTCTTCATCCCAACCTGCATCCATTGCCATTCGGTTGTCTGCAAGAATGTAGGCTTTCTTCTGTGCCTCTGTCAGATAATCTACAAATACACAAGGTACTTCTTTGATGCCCTCTTCTTTGGCGGCCATGATTCTGCCGTGTCCGGCAATCACATTGTAATCTCTATCGATAATGACGGGATTGATAAAACCGAACTCTCTGAGGCTGGAACGAAGTTTCATCACCTGTTCTGCAGAGTGGGTTCTTGCATTATTTACATAAGGGATTAGTTTGGAAACAGCTACAAGCTGCATTTCTGTTGTTGTCTTACTCATAGCAACCTCCACTAAAAAAGACCCCACTCAGCGAATTTTTCAAATCCACCTACGGAGTCTATGTAATCTTTTGCAATATTCACGATGTCCTGATACGGGATTCCATCGATTGTATCATCACCAATGGCACAGCAGATTTCTACTGGTTTACCCGTTTTCTGTGCTTTTAGAAAAGCATAGATATTAACGGATACATCAGCTTTCGATAAATCCTTACCATGAAGTCCTCCACCTGTTACTGAATCAGCCATATCAGACCCAAGTTTTCTATTGGTTGCTCCAGTATCTACATCAGTGCCACCAGTCCAGTCACCAAGCGGATTGATTTCCGCATTTGGATATGTGTTTTTCAAATCTGTAGTTTTTGCATTGCTCTGACAGATGATGAGTCTTGCCTCATCAAGAATGTACTTCCCATCATACGGATAAGAAGTGTAGATTTCTCTTGCAATCTTAGAGAGTTCCTTCTGCTCTTCAGTCAGTGGCATTCCCTTAAAGATTCCATTGTCACCACATCTGATTTCCTTTGACTGATTTTCTGCCAGATGTACGTCTTGTGGCACAATCTGAATAAATACCCTGATACCAGGAGCGAACCTATCAACGATAAATGCGACATCTTCCTTTTCCATATCTACCGATGTTTCAATTACCACATGGCCATAACCATGACCAACAAGCACCTCAACAGCAATATTCGGATTTTCCTGTTTCTTATATGCCAAATCTACAATAGCACCTGCAATCCTGTCACAGATTTTATCAGGGTGCATAGGATTTACTTTTTCAATCATACTTACTTTCTCCCTTCTCTCGCTCTAAGCAAGCGTTCCATCAAATCGTCCTGCGGAGCAGCATCGTCATAGTCGGTACTGCAGTTTTCTTTGACAATCTGAAATATCTCATTCCAGAGCCTTACGGCTTGGTTCATATAGTTGATGCCAATATTGATAAACGGAGATGGGATTGGTTTCTGAGTTGTTGGATGTTTGGAAAGAAAACCCAACTTATTGGTCATCTCCTCACACTGTATCCAACGAGCAGAGCACATCGCATATCGTTCAATCAACTGTGTAGATACTTTTGATGCACAGCCTATCTTTTTAAGCCACTGCCATGTTTCTTCGTAAATTTCAGATGCCTGCAGCTGTGAACCATCTCTTTGGTCAGCTGACAGGAAGTCATGTGGCTTAGGCATATCCACACCATCGACTTCCGGAATATCCAAAACCTCTAATTTTCTGCCTCCAGGATTTCCGTTATTTGCTTTTTCTTTGACAGCCGATTTCTTTCTTCCGGCACCGGGTCTGGCACCACCACGGCCGCCTATATTATTTGATTTTGTAGGCACGTCTCGTTCCTCCTTTGAATTTCTAAAAATAGTTATAAGGGTAGCTGGCTTTATTACCCTTTTGATTTCGCCTTTTTTACACGCAAGACCCCACGCCGTTCCACGGTGGTCCCGGTGTTAGAGATAATTACCGCCCCTGGGTCAGTCATCATATCCGTAAACACGATGTTTTTTGCTTCCGTGATAATCTCCACGCTCTGCATGAATCTTTGCGTGACAACTTTTACAAAGAGAAATCAGATTGTTTCTGTCATGCGTACCACCTTCAGACAGTGGCAGCTTATGATGAACTTCATCCACCGGAACAATGATTCCTTTTTCAAAACAGATCTCGCAGAAAGGATGTTCCTTAACATAGCTGTCACGGATTCGTTTCCACGCTCTTCCGTACCTACGGCGTACAGCTTTGTCTCTGCCATACTTCTCGTAGGATTGGTTCATTTGTTTTTCATGTTCCTTGCAGTATCTACCTTCTGTTAAATTAGGACAGCCAGGATAACCACACGGTTTCTTTGGTTTTCTTGGCATCTTTTTCACCTCCATCTGAACATAACAAAAGCCTCTGTGGGATTGCTCCTACAAAGGCTTAGTTGTTTTATATATTTTTCTACAATACCATTCTACATCATTTCAATATGAACTGGGAGTGGCCTAGGGGTGATCTAGGGGTGTCCTCTTTCAAAACTGTCCAATGCACGTCTATGTAGTTTCTTTGTCCAGCGCAGTGAGTAATGCATTCGAACAGATATGTCCGACATTGATAAAAATTCCAAGTATCTATATCTTAGAATCATCTGTTCCATTGGATCTTCCACAACATCAATTGCATTGTCCACTTCGGTTTTAATCTCATCGAGCTTTTTATAATCTTCAGCAATCTCTCGCTCTAGATCATCTATCTTTTCTAAGTAGCGAACAAATGGAGCTTTTGTATTTGGATTGCTTGAATAATGCTCCTCGAATCCTGGTGATGACGGACTGCATGACAGTTCTCTGTAAAATCCTAGCTTAATCTTCTTATCGTTGATTTTGTTGTTCAGAATAAAAGGTCTGTTTAGAAGCTCATTACCTTGCATCCACACCACCTCCGATTCTTGCTTTTACAGCATAAATCAAATCATCTTGTGTTTTTTCCTTTAACTTAAGTGCCTTCATCACATCTTCATCAATAGTGTCCTTTGAAATAATGTGATGTATGACAACTGTGGATTTCTGCCCCTGTCTCCATAGCCTTGCATTGGTCTGCTGATAGAGTTCCAATGACCAGGTAAGACCAAACCATATAAGGGTCGAACCACCACTTTGCAAATTCAAGCCATGTCCGGCACTTGCAGGATGGATTACAGCAATCGGTATCTCGCCATTATTCCAATCATTGATATCCTTTGAAGTCTTGATTTCACGAATCTTGAATCTTTCTTTTATTCGCTCCAAATCGTGATTATACCAGTAAGCTACAAGTACAGGCTTGCCGTTTGCACCTTCAATTAAGTCCTCAAGTGCATCAAGCTTACGGTCATGAATGTGGAAGACCTCTTTTTCTTCGTTATAGATAGCACCGTTGGCCATCTGCAGAAGCTTGCCTGAAAGAGCAGCTGCATTTGCAGCATCAATCTCTTCATCTTCCAAAGACACAACCATTTCCTTCCTTAATTCGTCATATACAGACCATTCCTTTTCTGAAAGCTTTACTTCCACTTCGTTCATAATGCATTCAGGCATTTTAAGGAAATCTGCCGACTTCATGGAAATCGTAATATCCGATATCAGTCTGTAGATGGCATCTTCTGCACCAGGTCTTGGTTTATATGAAAATATCATCTGCTGATTTCGTTTATCCGGCACAAAGAAATTCATTCTATAGTGCGTGATGTATCTTCCGAGCCTTTCTCCCATGTCAAGGAGTCTAAATTCTGCCCATAGATCCATAAGTCCGTTACTGCTTGGAGTTCCTGTAAGACCTACGATTCTTTTTACCTTTGATCTTACTTTCAGTAGGCTTTTGAATCGTTTAGCCGATGCAGACTTGAAAGACGATAACTCATCAATGACTACCATATCAAAATCAAATGGGAGTCCACTCTTGCTGATAAGCCAGTCAACATTTTCTCTGTTGATCAGATAGATACCGACACTTTTTCTTAATGCCTCTTTTCGCTCCGACTCTGTACCGATAACAACCGAATAGGTAAGACCTTTTAAGTGATCCCACTTTTCTATTTCAGCAGGCCATGTATCTCTTGCCACTCGAAGTGGTGCAATGACCAGAACTTTTCCTACATCAAATGAATTGAACATCAACTCATAAATTGCAGTGAGTGAAATCACACTCTTGCCCATTCCACAATCCAAAAAGACTGCTGCCACAGGATGTTCCAGTATAAAGTTCGTTGCATAAGTCTGATAATCATGAGGATTGTATTTCATCAATGACACCCCCAATCACATCAGTGTTATCAACCACGTAGCAGGAAAAACCCAAAGCTGATAACTGTTTCATTCTTCTTTTCTGTAAGGCTCTTGGTTTCTTGCTGGGAGCCTTGAGTTCTATAAAAGCTATTCTCCCTTTTGGAAGAAGAACCAGTCTGTCCGGCACTCCGTCAAATCCGGGAGATGTAAATTTGATGCAGAAACCACCTGCTTTTCTTACAGCCTTTACAAGTTTCTGCTCTACTTCTTTTTCACGCATTCGTGCCACCTCCATCAATGCTGAATTTGATGGTGTGACAGGGTAAGACTGTCATTTCCTATACTTTATATATAGACTTAAATTTTTACTCTATAGAAAAGGATAGTAAATAGCCGTCATTAACTGTCACACCTACTGTCATTAGTTCTCTTCCATAAATTCTGTCTTGAGCCTTAAGCCTTTAATGTATCTGCCTTTACGGTCACGGTATCTCTCAAATCCGACCGTTTCCAAAGCTGTGTAGAAATCTGTTGTGCTTCTTGTAAACTCACCCACCTGGGTACAGAAGATTCGATACTCGTTATATACCTCGCTCGACTTTGCCACATAGGCAGGGTCAAGTTCGCAGCGTTCACTTAAGAAGTAGGAAAGCCAGTCATTGCTTTCCTTATAATGTTCAATGGCATCACGCACCTTCTTAGGTGGTTCAATCTTGTAATTATCTGCAATTACTTTTCTTGCACCTTCGATTACCCATGTAAGGATAGCTCCGCCTGCCTTTTCAAACAGATAGTCTGCATAGTTCTTGATATCAGCACTGCCTTCAATCTTGGCATCAAATGGAATAACGATAAGTCTTCTCCAGGTACCTTTATCAATCGCACCAACCTTTGGCAGATGGTTGGTATAAAGTACAAGTGTATGTGTCGGAGTATATGAGAACGGATCTTTATACTTCTTCTCAGCATAGATTTCATCGGTAGAACAGAGCTGCTTTACATTGGCAGTATTCAATCTCATGCCTTCTTCCAGCTCTGCTGCAATGAGCATTCTCTTACCCTTTGCCTCGGCAAGTTCCGGCTTGACATTTCTTCTGCATCCAACGGTAAGCATATCTGCAGAAATGTTTCCTGAATATGTTCCAAGGACTCTTGCGATAACATTCCAGAAGGTTGACTTACCATTGCGTCCTTCTCCATATGCGATAATGAGTGCTTCCACATACACCTTGCCGATTGCTGATAGTCCGACCATTCTCTGAACATAATCGATAAGGTCGGTATCCTTTAAAAAGAAGGTATCAAGTGCAGCTGCCCATATATCTGCACCATCATTTGATGGATCAACAGTTGTCTGCTTTGTGATGAAATGCTCCGGTCTGTGTTCCATCGGGAACTTGATGCCCTGTCTTAAATCATAGGTAAGAGTCGGTGTGTTCAGCATGAACTCATCGGCATCAAGGTTTCGCTGTTCCACTTCAAGCATCGGACGAGCCTCTTTTAAAGTGGCTGCAATGTTCTTTGTATCTCTTCGCTTAATGGCATACTTCTTATATGCAACGGCATCTTCATACATTTCATAGGCATGAGCCTGCTGCTTGTTGAACATCTGCACAGCCTTTTTCGGACCCACGGATACAAGGATCTCCATACCACCGTTCTTTACAAGTTCATCCATAGCCTTCTTCATTTCGTCTTCAGCCTCTGCAAGCTGTCTTTCCGTCAAGTCCTGGGAAACACCCTGGGACTTTGGTTTTGACTCTTCCCAGAAACTGCCGTTGTAAACCATGTAATCAGTCGATGGGGAATAGCGAAGAATATCCTTATACTCCGTTGCAAGAACCGTAGCCTGTCCTACATCAGAAAAATCCATAGGCTTTAATCTGCAGTCAGAGTTGTACTGTTCGGGTGGAATGTATCCTTCCTGGTTTGACACCTTGTTACCGAACTTTGATGCACTTCGCCATATCACCTTAAGTTCGCTTTCAGGAAGTGGTGGATTACAGAGTTCTGCCTTCTTAAGAAAGATCTGATAAGCCTCTTCTGTATTTCCATATCTCTTGATAATCTTTCCGGCAATGTGACTCATGGTACTGTTACGCTGACCTTCTGGCACCTGTTCAAGACTTGCATCAAAATCAGCAAAATCATCCTCTTCCAGATAATCAAGAATGGTCTTGTCACCTTCATAGAACTCCACTTCATCAGAGTCACTTCCATAAAGAAATCTTGCAGAGTCTAAAGCATTGGTATCGTAATAAGGAAAAGTGTCTGCAATCCTGCGTTTCATATCTGCATACTCCTGCTCATCCGATACAATCTCAATAGGGAAGAAGATATGAAATCTTGGTCTAGCAGACTTATCTCCCTTTGGAAGGTTGTGGTGTCTGCTATACGATACAGCACAAGCAACACCAGGTATTTCAAGTGCTATATCAAGAGGAGTTACCCATTCATTTGGGTTATCCGAATGGTCATTATCACAGTCAAGCGGAATGCAATCCGAAAACTCGAAGTTGTCCTTATTGCGATAATTCCCTTTATACTTTGCGGTTACATGATCCATCCTCGTTGCTTTGATAAAGGATTCCTTGCCGGTAACAATCATCTTATTGGGATACAGACAGTTCCCGCTATTACCGACACAATCTGCTGTGTATATAGTGAAATTAAGCATATTCATTTACCTCCTTCATCGCATGGTCAAACCACCTGATTTTCATTCTTCTTTTCTTGGCAACACCAATTTCACGAGCCATACCACGACTTACCACTCCACCAAATACCCAGAGTTCCGTGCATTTACCAAGAAGCACATAATTGAAATGCATAGCCATCTCTCGCTCTGTCTCATTGCAATCATTCATAAATTGTGGATAGAGAAGATGCGGTGTTACCGGGATAGCATTCTTATCAACGGCATATCTGCTGTATGCTTTTGCATTCTTTACATTATTCTCGATATCACCTGCATACGGACTGCAAACATATACCAACGGAAGATAGGCAGCCTTTTTATCAGCTGCCATTTCTTCACGATGGATATTGGTAAGAGCCTCATATGTAGTCGGGTCGGAATAACCCTCATGATTAAACTTATCAATGCCCATATCTTTTAATCCTCCTGTTCAATGACTGGTAAGATGCCTTCGCTCTTCAGAAGGTCATAAAGGAAAAGTCTGCCCTTCTGTGTCCAATAGGTATGCATCACACTTCTGCTCTCATCAATTGCATAGGTACGTGATTGTGTGTATCCGCATTCTGCATACTGCTGATATAAAAGCCATGTCTTTCTGAACTTGTACTGAACCCCAAGTTCATGAAGAAGTTCATTGAACTTGCGACCGCTCATACCGTAGTCCTTTGCAATCTGTGTAATAGGAACTGTGTTCTTGTTCTGTAAAATAAGGTCATAGTAGCTTGCCTTTGGCTGCATCTCTGCAATCTGCTGACGCTGAACCAATGCCAGACATTCAAGCTGTTTTCTTCTCTCACGCTCTTCCTTAAGCTGTGTAAGTGCTGCAATCGCAAGATCAGGATTCTCCAAAATCTCATCGATGGCATACATTCCATGCTTACGGATAGCCGGAAGAACCTCTGCCGTTACCCAATGTTTGAACTTCTTCGCATTAGGCATCTTGCTTGAAAGGATAAGACTGTAAAGACCTGACTCATTGATAATGATGTTTTCCTTATCCTGGTTACCATCAAAGAGCATGACTTTATGTCTGTCCTCTTCATCTACATGACGGTTAATATCTCGACTACCGTTCTGGTACCCGAGAATGTCTGCTACATCCTTGCCAACAAACATAATCTCACCGTTTACAGTTGCTGTTCTTACAGAGCCAAACTCTGTGCTGTTAAATACTTGTAATTCCATGCGAATTACCTCCTTAAATTAATTTTTTGGAGGTGTCACCCTCCTACCTGGTAGCCTTGGGAGAAGGGTTAAAAGGACGTTTTTGAAAAAAACTTTTTCAATTTGTTGATTGCACGTCTGTAACGATGACTGACATTATTGGCATCATCATCGATTGAGGCCGCATACTCGCCAACGGTATATCCGTCAAGTGCAATGGCAATAACCATATCTGCTACTGCAGGTTTAAGAAGATTTCTCAATGTTTCACAGCATTCTTCGTATTCAAGCTGGTTATGTACGCCATCAATAGAAATGTTAAAGGCTGACTTATCAGCTGCTCTGAACATGATTGCCTCTTCTGTGTTGACCTCAACTGTCCCGTCCTTGCTCTTCATATAAGCGTTGCCAGTATGACGGTCATGCTTGTGCCAGCTGTTGTAATCGGGTCTGTTGAACCTCTCTTCGATTACATCTTGGATTCTCTTTTCGTAGTCTTCCTGACTTTCTTCTTCTGAAATGGAGATATTAAGCCATTGCTCCAATTCCATGTTTTCGACCTCAAGGGTCTGATACTCGTTCTCGTAACGAATCTTGATTTTCATAAAGTTCCTGCCTTTCTGCCTGGTTCTTGCAGAAGGGCATAGGAAACAAATAGGGTCGGTGCTTATAGAAGTACCGACCCATGAATTGCCTGAAAAAGAGCATAAGGAAATAAGGGTACTTCTATCGCACCTTTCACAGGCTGTCCTGTGATTGATGCCGATATCTGTATCCCAATGCCCTTATAGCTAATCAGGCCTTGTGATATTTAATATTTGATATTTCCCCGAAGGGAGATGGACAGGTTGATTGTCCAATCCTGCTCTGTCCACCCTTATTGCCAGTATTACTTACGCTTTCCTGGTCTTGTTTGTGCTAATGCACTTCCAGCAACAGACTTTGATGTCTTGCTGAATCTTCCATCACGAAGAACTTTGCTTGCTTTCGAAGCAACTGCCTTGGATGTTTGCTTTGAGATCTTAGCCATTGCCAATCACCTCACTTTCATTTTGGTTTGAAGATTTATATCAGCTTTACGAGATTTTCTTCACAATCACATATCAAAACTTGAGAACTGTAGATTTTTTCATATTTTTCTGATATAATATTGAGAAAGTGTTGATGCGGTAGGTCTAAACATTTCCACGACTTATCTCAATCTTCACTTATAAACCTATAGTGGCTAAGGTTTCCGTCAACAGGCTAACTCCCTGTTTTCGTCTTTCTAAGCTTTCTAAGGTTACTAAATAAAGGAGGTTGTAAGGATGACCCCAACAAAGGTGCCTTATCTTTGCGGAGGAATACTATTTTCATTAATTCTTCAGGCGAGAAAAACACGAATAAAAGCAAGAGATAAATTTAATAGTGGATCTGACGGACTGAAAGACACTGATGTAATGATGGGATTGGTCAATGTAGTTACAGGCGATAGTTTCGAATCAGCTCAAGGTGGTACTTTCGGAAAATGCACTACGCAGTTTAAGACCTGCCAAGATTACGGGACTACCTATATCCCTTTTACTGACCCCTCGGTCATAAGTTCATACACTTCTTCCATAAAACAAAAAGACCCCGACCTTCTAAATAGAATGTCAGAGTTCATAAACAGATTTATAAATGAAATGCGTTCTGAGTGGCTTGTAAAATCTCTTATCGAGGTAATTCAGGATGATGCCGAAATAGACAAGAACACTTTCTTTGATATTGCTCTAAATAAAAGCGTTACAAAGGAAAATTTGAATAGTATTACAGATGTTGAACTTCCGGTATTTTTGCTTTCAGTATTGCACTTCGTCATCACACAAAGACCTGATAACACAAAAGGTCGTGCAACATTTGAGAAATGGCATACCCAAAACGGAAAGAAATCACCTTGGAAGTTTGTGTCTTCTGTTGGTACTACAAATGAGAGAAGTTTTGTCGTAAAAACAACCATTGAAGGTGCAAATACCTCTGACGCCTCTCCTACAGATGATGTTGTTGAAGTAGTTAAATCTGAAAATCAACCTAAAACTCCAAAAGCAAGAATCGAGGATAAGATTCTTGCTTCCGGAAAAGCTGCAGCTGATGCTTGGGGAAAAGTAATGGAAACTCTGGCTGATGATATGGAAAAAGGCAAAGCAGATCAACCCGAAAAACCAAGGCTTGTCATAAATAAATTAAATGAGAATGACACCCTTTTTCTAAAAAGATTTAGAGAAGTTGCAAAACCTTTATTCAAATACTGTATTGATAATGACCCATCAGCAGAAGCAACGGACTTATTCCTTTCAGATAACATTACGGATTTTATCAATAGTTGGAAATTTGAATATCGGGAAATTGAAGATTATGCCTTTCGAACTTTAGTAAAGGATACGATGGATATTTTAAGTGAATACACTTACTATCTTTCAGATAAATTCCTTCGCTTGATTCCCGGAAGAAACATCTTGTGGTTTAGAAACGAATCATGGGAGGAAGGCGAACAACTAAGAAAAGTTCTTCAGCCAGAGTCGTACAGACTACGATGTGAAATAAGAGATTTATATCTTCGTTTATATCCTCTTCCAGAGGAAGATACTAAATCCGAAAACACAACCATCATTCAGCAACAGACAAATGTTGTTCAAAACGGAGATAACAACATTAATCTGACCAATAACGGAACGATAAACATCAAATTATAGGAGGATGGCAAATGAATAAAAATAATAATTCAATAATCAACAGCCCTGCTCCACCATCGATACAGCAAACTGGTCAGAGTAATGTTAATGTAACAAACCTTCCAGGAGGAAATGTCAATCTTATTCAAAACTCACCTGTTGAATACGATGAGAATGGCGTTCCATATACTCCTGTCAATCATGTCCGTTTTGATAGTCAAAACAGCATTATTTATTTAGGAAATGAGCAGGTATCTATACCTGTTGAACTGGTACAGCCTGGATTACTCAATCCGGAAGAGCTGCCATATGTAAACGCCCTATGCGATGTGTATGCAGAAAAATTAGGAAAAGCTGCTGGAGATATTACTCCTGATATGATTCCTACCCTTTCTAAAAATTTACAACGTCACTATTCCTCACAAAGGAAAGCTTACTATCAAGCGGAATATGTAAAACACGTTGCAAGAGAAACATTTGCAGATGGCGATTCACAGTTTACAGCATTAAAAGAAGATGCTTACGCAGGCATCGAAGATACATATTATGACGAAGATCATGCAACAGGGTATGACAGACTTAAAGCTGTCCTTGATAGGATTACTACAATCTCGCTTACTAAATCTGCCCTAATTAACGTTGTTGGTCTTATTGGAAATCTTGAAAAGAAAGGCATTTGCCACATCTTGGTAAATGACGAGAAGATAAAATCGTGGGTAGATATTGATGAATGAGATATTTAACTCATCCTTTGAAACGGGTCTTCGTGTTTTATTAGTTCTATCTTCTATCCAACCCCAAGCTGCAACAGTTGACCGTATTGCGGCGTATGATTTCATAACAATCTATGGTAGAGATTTTGGTGTATCCCATATAAATCTACATGGAGATAGTAACTATAACTTCAGTGAACTGGCATCAAAAAGAGCCAGCTGTAACGAAGGAATAAAAGAATTTGTTCTGAGTGGTTTGATTTCTATAAAGCACTCAGAAGAAGGATTCACATACTTTCTTAATGATAAAGGGAAAAATTATGTGGATTCACTATCATCCGACTATGCAACACAATACCTCGAAATAGCCAAAGAGGTACACAGGAAATTTGCAGAATCTTCGGATGAAGAAATCGTAAAACTTATAAATTGCAAAGCAATTAAAGATTTAAGGAGGAAGGCATGAGCAAGTTTTATATAACAAAAGTCCTTGCTAAAGGCAGTGGCAAAACCGACTCCTTTGTCGAACTTCAACCGGGTCTGAACTTAATCCAGGGCCGTTCTAACACTGGTAAAACCTGCATCATCAAATGCATAGACTTCTGCTTCGGTGGAAAGAACAAACCTTTCGATGACAGTTTAGGATATACAACAATTGAACTAAGCCTGCATACCCCAAAGGGCAATATTCAGATTACACGTTCATTTGGTAAAAACAAAGTTGAAGTTGTTACCAATGTTCCCGGATATGATAGTTGTACTTATGATTTAAAGTTCAACCCAAAGAAAAAGGAGCCTGCTCCATTATTAGGAGATTTATTATTGGCATCCATAGGTATTGAGGATGACCAATATATTTATAAGAACAAATATTTTGACACACAGAAAATGAGCTGGAGAACTATTCTCCCCCTTCTTCTTTTCAGTGTAACAGATATAGTAAAGGAAACATCTGTAATTGAGCCGACTCAAGGAACAGAAAAAACTGCATTTTTATCATCATTGCTCTTACTCATATATGGTAAAGAGTTTGCAAAAATAGATCCTAAGACAAAAAAGGAAATTCGTGTAGCAAGAAAAAAAGCAGTTGAAGAATATGTAAACAAAAAAATAGTTGCAATATCAGAAAAGAAAAAAACTCTCGAAGAACAACTTGCTCTTTTTGATGGTATCGATGTAGAAGAAAAAATGCAGGAAATCATCGATAGCATAAAAGCAACTGAAGAAAAAATATCGGCAGCAACTTCCACAAGTAAAGAGATACTTGGACAGATATTGGAACTTCAAGAGCAAGCAGCTGAATGCAATCTTCTGCAAGGAAGATATGCTACCCTTCGAGGTCAGTATGTTTCAGACATAAAACGCCTCTCTTTTATCGTTAACGGAGAGGTAGAAATGAAAAATGTCGCACACAATACCATCTGCCCATTTTGTGACGGAACCATTCCTGTCAAAAATAAAAAGTCCTATATAAAATCCGCTCAAGCAGAATTACATAGGATTACTAGCCAAATGAATGGTCTTGTTGAAACAGAAAAAGAGCTTCTTGCCGAAAAAGAAGATATCGCAGCACAACTCAAACAGCTTGAAACACAGCGTGACGATATAGAAAAAATCATCCAAGAGGAACTTCAACCACAGGCGGATTCTTTAAAGAAAATGCACGATGATTATCGTGTATATATTCAGATTCAGCACGAATTAAGTGTAATAGCGGATTTTGCAACAAGCTGGGAAACGGATTTAAGAGAACTTCCTAGCGAAGAAGAATCTGAATCAGAATATCATCCAAAAGAGCTACTGGATAAGGAGTTCCAAGAAAAAATAGATGAGTTGCTTAAAGACTCATTAACCGAATGCAGTTTTCCGAACTTAACGACTGCAAGATTTAATTTGTCAAGTTTTGATGTAGAAATCAATGGTCGTAAAAAGCAGAATTTCAATGGTCAAGGATACACATCTTTCCTGAATAGTATTATTGCAATGTCATTCAGACAGTACTTATCAGAGAACGCTGTATACGACCCTGGATTCCTCGTGATTGATACACCACTTCTTGGACTAGATCAAGGTATTTCAGATGTTTCCCCAGAAAGCATGAGGGCATCTTTGTACACATACTTTACTAATCATCAGGACTGTGGTCAGATTATTCTTCTCGATAATATGAAAGATGTACCTAATATAGATTTCAAATCTACAGGGACAAATATTATCACATTTACTAAAGGACTAGAGCCAGGACGCTACGGTTTCCTTATGGATGTAACAGATTAAATGGAGGTCAGACAATGCGAATCAGTTATAACAAATTGTGGAAAATGTTAATCGACAAAGAAATGAATAAAAATGATTTAAAGGACGCCGCCGGAATCAGTGCAGCATCCATTGCCAAGTTAGGTAAAGGTGCAAACATCACCACTGATGTTCTTCTCAAAATCTGTGAGGCCATGGATTGTAAGTTGGAAGACATCATGGAAACTATAAAGGATTGAGGTAGAACGAATGAATCGTAAAATGCCAGTTGAACTAACAAATATGTGTATGATCTATGATGGCCAAGGCAATGTACTTGTCGAAGAAAAGCTTGTACACAACTCCAAAGGATTAATTTTCCCAGGCGGTCACGTAGAAAGCAATGAAATTTCATTTACATAAAAAGGAGGAAGCCA